TTGGGTGCAAAGGTACGAAAAACGACCGAGAATAACGAATTTTAGCAATTAAAGAATATGAATGACAGCGAATTAAAGGAGTGGCAGACGCAGAGCGTGAAACATAAGGTGGCAATGGTTCTGATAATGGACGGTGTAAGTTTCAGTTACACGGAAGAGGACGGTATCGTGTTCACGGCTCCTGATTTCTATGTAACGAACCTTGTGAGACGGCTGATGTCCTGTTATGGTTGTAGTTTAAGACCGATTATAAACGAAATAAAATAAGTGAGACAATGAGCATGAATATCAAAGAATGGCTTGAAAGCCGTGTGAATGCCATCATCGAACGGCAGGAGAAAGACATTGAGAAGTACACCGACTGCTTTAATGAGGACTACGACTACTTCTTCAGATGGTATGCAGAGGCGATGTACAAGTCCCAAATGGAATACAGGGAGCTTTGTGCATTGCGCAGCATCATCAAGGAGTCCGGCATTGATGAAATAGAGAAAGCCATCGAAACAAGAAAGTACAATCTGGAACACGACCTCCTTGAGGGTTCGCTGAAAAGCAGAAGCACAAGCGAGGCGATGAATGTTGCCCATGTATGGATGGTAGAGGAAAAGCAGGATTTGCGCAATATGTACTGCCGGTTCCTGAGTGAGATAGCCGAGGGTAAAAAGATTGAAGGATAACACGGAAGCCCTGAGTGCTGCACTGGATAGTCAGCCACCGCACTGGATAGTCGGTAAGGGCTTGCCTCGGATGACGGCGGGAAAGACCGCAGGAGTGGCACGGTTGCAGTGGCCGGAAAGTTGGAATATGCGAAAGCGAAGAGCGTAGGACAGCCATGGGGTTCGACTCCCCACACTCCACAATATGTATAACATCAAAACAAGTGAGACATGAAAAGGTATATTCACATTAAGAAAGAAGACCGCGAGTTCATAATGGCCTCGTTGAAGGTGACAGAGCGTATGGTTTACTATGCACTCCGATTTGAAGGTGAGCGTGGAAACACTGACCTTGCCCGTAAAATACGCAAACTCGCCATGGAGCGCGGTGGTATCATCATGATTGTAATACCGGAGATTGAAACGCTCTACGATTCAGATGACTATATGCGCCAGTACCTTCCCAATGGGGTGTTGTTGGAGTTTCAGAAGAAGGGAGACGGAGGTTGTGATGTATTGCACAAAGGGACAGTTGTTCGCCACTATGACAATGTGATGGTGCGTGATATACCTGCTATTCAGAAGTATGCAAGTGCGTTAAGATAAGAGAGGAAACGAATTATGGAGTACCACGATAACAGACTTTGCATTTCTATGCGTGAACTGGTGGACGGTGGTGTTATGACAAATAGCAACTACTGTCAACTCGTTGCACGCAAGAAAATGGAGGTGGTGCGTCGTGGTGGGAGAGGCGGCTACGCACTCATCGCGGTCAGCAGTCTGCCCGATGCCTATCAGGAGAAACTCAAGACCCTGTATCCCGACCCCTCTATGGAGGTGCTGCTTGCATGGCTTGATGCCAACTACGAGGTGGACCAGGCAGCCGTCGCCTATTTCAACGACTGGCGCAACCAGTGCGGACACGACCACGCCACCGATGCCCATGTGAAGGAGTATGTGACCAACGCAAGTGTACTGAACGCCTGCATCAAGTTGTACAACAACGCCAAGGCGATACAAAAGACGATGGGACAGAAGTATGACTGGAGCATGATGTCGCAAGCCGTGGAAGGCTACCGCATGAAGACAGGACACACACTGCCGGCAAGTATGCTGCGTTTCCGCAAGAAGGTGAACGAGTACCAGAGAGATGGCTATCAATGCCTCATCAGCCGCAAGTTCGGCAACCAGGCGAGCCGTAAGGTGGACTACAGAACAATGCGCCTTATATGGTCGATAGCCGTGCAGCCGAACCAGCCGTTCAATACAAGCGTGTGGGAAATGTACAACTCATTTGTGTGCGGCGAGTTGGACGTGTACGACCCGGAGACAGGCGAACTTTTCGACCCAAGTGAATGGGCTGACAAGAACGGAGACCCGAAGTCACTGAGCGAAAGCACCATCACCAACTATCTGAACAGACCTGATGCCCGTCTCTTTATTGCGAAGCAGCAAAATTCCTACACCACATTCATGCACGAGCAGATGCCCCACGTCCACCGCCATGCGCCCGAGTTCTCGTTCTCGAAGATTTCATTCGATGACCGCGACCTCCCACGCAAGCTGAAGGACACCAAGGCAAGACCGAAGGCATACTACGCCTACGACGTTACGAGCCAGTGCGTGGTGGGCTATGCCTACAACCGCAACAAGAACGTGGACCTGGTGGCCGACTGCTTCCGCTCCATGTTCCGCCTGATAGAAAGCAAAGGGTGGGGTTGTCCTGCACAGGTAGAGGTGGAGAACCACCTGATGACCCAGTGGAAAGACAGTTTCCTGAAGGCAGGCGTGTTGTTCCCATTTGTGCGCTTCTGCGCCCCGATGAACTCGCAGGAGAAATATGCCGAGCCGATGAACGGAGCCAAGAAGCGCAGTGTGGAGCACCGCAACCACCTTGGCATCGGACGTTTTTACGCCAAAGACAGACACTACCGCACAGAGGTCAAGAAGGTGTTCGATGAGAAGAACGACACCTATGAGGACCGGCAGTACTACAGCTGGGACGAACTGATTGCCGACGATATATGCGACATCAGGGAGTTCAACAGCACCCTCCACCCGAACCAGAAGAAATATCCCGGCATGACACGCTGGCAGGTGCTTGAAGCCAACATGAACCCCACGCTCCAGCCAATGGACAAATCAGTGTGGGCACGCTTTATCGGAGAGCACACCGAGACCTCCATACGCAGGAACAGTTACTGCAGGGTGGCATACAAGGACTGGTGGCTGAGCAAGACCGAGGTAATAGAAAGACTTGCCCCGAATAATTACAAGGTGGATGCCTACTGGCTGACCGATGAGGACGGCAACGCGACCGACGTGTACATCTTCCAGAACGACCGCCTTATTGACAAACTCGAAGACGTGGGCACGTTCAACACCGCCGATGCCGAGCAGACAGATGAGGACAAAGAAATATTCGTCGCTCAGCAGAAGAAGATAGCGGCATTCAACGCCTACGTCAATAAGAACGCTATCCAGAGCGTGGGCATATCCAAGGCAGAGCCGACCACCCATGAGGAGGCAGCACCACCGCCACCGATTGAACTTCCGCCAATAGATGGCAAGTCGGAAATGGAAGTGACCTACCACGTTTCAGACCCATTGGCAGACCTTTAGAATGACATTATAACGACATTAAAATAACGTGAGACAATGATAACGACAGAGAACAAAAAGCGGATACTGGAGGCGATAGCCGCCAACCGCACGAACTATCCGAGCGATGCCAAGCACGCAGCCTCTTTGGGCATCAGTACCTCGGTATATAGCGCAATAAAGAACGGCCAGACCGACAAGGCACTGAGCGAGGCCAACTGGATAACCATCGCCCGGAAACTCGGCGTGAATCTTAGAGGCGGCATCGAATGGAAACCGGCACGCACCGCCACCTTCGACTATATCACCAAGCAGCTGGAGTTCTGCCAGCAGAGCGGACTGAGCGCGATACTTTGCGACATTCCTAACATTGGCAAGACCTTCACTGCACGCTACTATGTACAGGGACACCGCAACGCCATCTATGTGGACTGCTCGCAGGTGAAGACCAAACTGAAACTGGTGCGCAAGATAGCCACCGAGTTTGGTGTCGGCGGCAACGGCAGATACAGCGACGTGTATGAAGATTTGGTCTATTATCTCCGCTCCATCGAAACACCGCTCATCATTCTGGACGAGGCCGGCGACCTGCAGTACGAGGCATTCTTGGAACTCAAAGCCCTGTGGAACGCCACCGAGAGATGCTGCGCCTGGTACATGATGGGAGCAGACGGGCTGAAAGCCAAAATAAACCGCTCCATAGAGTGCAAGAAAGTGGGCTACACCGAGATGCTCAGTCGTTACGGCGACCGCTACTCCAAGGTGACACCCGATGACTGCAAGGAGCGCGAGAAGTTCCTGAAAGACCAGGCAAGTGTGGTGGCCCGGGTGAACGCCCCCGAAGGTGCGGACATTGCCACACTGGTACGCAAGTCGGGTGGGGGATTGCGACGAGTTTACACGGAGATAGAGAAACTTAAAAGGGTACAGGCATGAAAACGAAGATAACAGTGACTTTTTCAGGCGGTAGCCGTCGGGTACTTAAATCACCGAGTGAGTTGGAGAATATAGATAAGAATCGTGAAGCAAAGTTTGTGATGGATAACCTACAAGTATATCATGGTTATTGTGATGGCGAGGTTGATGAAGACGGAGACTTCTGTATCATGCAGACCATTCACGGCATAGGACTACCATTTAAGCGTCTTTTGGGTTGGTGCTATGTGACAACAGACATAAAAAGGAAAGGAGCACGAAGATGA